TAATCTAATGCTTCATCCTCATCTTTTATATCTTTCCATTTCATTATAATTTTAATACATTTCTCATAATCATAAACTATTACTGGTGCTTTTGTTGATATGCTAACACCAATTATTGCTTTTTGAAAACCATCTGCACTAAACATTGTTATTCTCCCTTAATATATTTAATAATATTTTAAAGTTTTTATCAATATCTGCATCTTCGTTGTTTATTAGTATTGTATAGTCATCTAATAAATGTTTCTTGATATTATCAACCTTTGTTACTCTACCCTTAATAAACTTCTCTGATTGACTGTCATTTCTATCAATATGTCTTTTGCGTGTATGTACACTTTCAACTATAAAGACCTCAATGCCCATAACAGAATTTGCGAGATCAATACTTTTTTTATTAAATAACCTATCTCCCTCTAACAATATGTTATATTTAGGTGGTGCTTGTTTATCGTTATACTTCATAATAAATTCATCAAAGTCTGGCTGAACTGACATAGACAGTTTATCTGTGCCGGAGAATATCTCACCAGCAGAATATTTGCCCAATACAACTAAATTTAATTCTTCGTTATAATGCCCATATAATTTTTTAAACTTAAAATTTTTCCATGGGCTAAAATTATTAAAAAACTGTCTGACTATCGTTGTCTTACCAACAGCCGGTTGCCCTCCTATGGCTATACATTTAATTGACATAATCATTATAATCGTTCTTAAAACAATCCCACTCTTTATCCATCATTACTACCTGTCCTGTATTTAAATAAAAGTTTTGTTTATAAGGATGCAAACCAAAGTCTTTTGGGTTATCCTCTACTCGTAGTTCTTTTGGTAATATCTCAATCCTCATATCCCAAAATAAACTGAAATCCTTATCCCACATTGATTCAGCATATTTGATTCTATTATAGAACATATCGTTATAAACGTTAGGGTATCTTCTGTTTGGTCTGTGCATTGATTTATAATTACATAATGCAGTTTCTAAACTGTAAAAACTTATATCATCATATTTCATTCTATTTTTGCACTCTTGTAACAAGATGTCTGCTTCATCTTTAAGCCAATTAATTGTTTCTTTGCTGTATGTTACTTTGGTTTTCCACCAATCTAAATCATCTCTGCCTAAAACTTTACACAATCCATTTCTATGTGACCGGCTACCTGATATATCTTCAAGCAATAAATCATCACAATCTATGTTTAACCCTTGTATCTTGAGGAACTCTGTATATGAAAATGTTGATAATCTACCAAATGATAATAATTTATTCCTAACGAAATCCCATAACATTCTAAAGTTTTTGTATGGGTCATTATATTTTACTATGCTGTCAAATAAGTTTTGTTGGCTACCATGTTTATCTACATATTCTTTGTAACATTTAATGCAGTTAGTCAATCCTGTCTTACCTATCTTAAAGTATCTTCTATCTAAATCCCAGCCTTTGCCGACTATAAATTTTTTATAGTTTATATTCCACCAATCATTAAATGTATTTACATTAAAACTATTTATATCTGGGAACAGTTCAAAGATTATCCATGACGTTACAATGTTTTGAGTGCAACCATTTAAAAACCCTAACCAAAGTTTCTGCTCTGTATCTAATGAAAACTTTTTATTTATGTAGGGGAAAGCTCCATAAACGAAACCAGCATGAGCTTTATACTTCAAATTAAACTCATATAATTTTAAAAATACTTCTCTCCTGTACTGAGGTAATCTAAAATCCATACCTTTCTGTAATTCAAATACTTCTTCAATATTATTTATTTTACAAAAAGAACCTAAGTTATCCATACAAAACCTTCGCATTCATCTTCTAATGTAAAACTTTTATGTTCAATCTGTGTCCAGTTTGCTTTTGATGCCAATATATAATTAGCATTCCTTCCTCTGTATGCTACTTTCTGTATTGAATAACCTGTATAATCTAGCAACCAATCAGACATAAATTCAAAATAATCTTCATAATTATTTAGACCATCTTTATTAAATTCCTTTTCATATCTTTTTTTGTGGATTGAAAGAGGGTATGTCCTTGCTGTATCAGTCCAAACTACATATTTAGGTTTACTATTAAATAATGCTAAGAAATTGCTCCATTTGCCTCTTGATATTTGTATAATGCTGTTATGAGGGAAATCACATACTTTTAAATCATAACTCTCATTATTTAATATTGACTTATGACCATCTTCATGCACGACTTCCATGTTATTTAATGTTTTTAATTGTTCGCAGCAATCTTTATCTAAATCACCGACCTTATGGTTATTTGTATCTACAATATTTTGAATTATTACAGAAGATATACCAGCACCTGCAAAATATTCTCTTACAGATAGCTTTTCATCTTGTAAATCATTTAACAACCATGATGTTGCCAAACATTTAGCTGAAACAAGTTTTTGTTTTTCTTTTACAAAGTGAAGATATGATTGTTTATGTTTCGTAATATTTGATTCATCTTTAACAGATGGACTCAAATAATAATCCCACTTGCTACAAATCTTAGCTTGTTTCCATAATTTTTTTTCTAATTTCATCTGCTTTAACTTTTTCTTCCGGAAGTGCTACTTTTTTGGTTTCTGTTTTGGCTCTATCTAATTCGTATTGTTTCGTGCCACAATAAATCATTTTCTCTCTGTAATAACAAACGATTGATATTCTCTCAAAATAACTTATTTTTTCGGCTTCTGTGTTACCATGGACTTCATGAACATCAAATAATGCAACATCACCATGATTAATATCTAGACCAATCCCATATTTAGGCATTACAGTAATAAAGCCATTATATTGACCTCTTGATATAACACCTAGATTGCCAAATCCTTCTTTTAAATCTCCCTTGTCTTTATGTGCTGCAGTTCTAAAGTTTTTATTAACTGTTACAGTAGTAAAGGCAGTTTCATTAATTATAAAATCTTGAGAAGATGCTTCAGCCATAGCTTTCTGTAATCTGTATTTATGGGGTGCATGAATTTTAAATACTTCATCAATGTATTTTATATAAGGAACACAAAGGTTATATTCATTAAAAAACTTTTGTGAAAATGCTGTAGTTCTACAGTAAGGTATGCGAGGATATCTATCCATATAACCTATTACAGAACTATGTACTGGCAAAGCATAGCTCGTTTTAGATAATTTTCCATTGCTTAGTAATGGTGTATATTGACCACCACTTATTTTTCCTGCAACTCTACCATCTATCGTATCACCAATTTTATATAACTTTTCCAAATCACCTGCAGCAGAACCACGATTATTTGACTTTTGTGCAGCTTTTCTAAATGGAATCCTTGCTTTTTCTAAAGTTTCATTTGGTACTGCATTTTTTTTAAGAACAGCTAATAAATCACCATTTTCTTTAAACACCTCTGTATCTTCTGTAATATGGTGTTTTATGTAAGTTTTATCCAAAAAAGAACCAACTAATGAGTTCGCTTCTTCATCTGACATGATTGGGTGTAATTTTATTGATTTCATACCTTATCCTTTTTGTCTTTGTTCCTCATTTAAAACACAGTACATAACTGCATCAGATATGTTATCAATATTATTATTATCTTTTATCAAGTCAATTATTTCTCTAAATCTTTTTTCATTCTCTGGCTCAAAAAATAACTGAATCATTTTAACATCGTTGATTAAATGATTTACATCATCAATAGCATCTATTGGGTCTATTATTTCTATTTCTTCTTTGGCAAACATACTGTCTAGTTCTTCGCTAGTGAAACCGGTTAAATTTAAATCTATATCTAACTCTAACAATTTGTTTAGTTCTTCTTGTAAAACAGTATAATTCCAACCTGTTTCTTCATTTATCCTGTTATCAGCTATTCTGTATGCTTTTGATTGTGCATCAGTAAAATCACCAACTACAACTGGAACTTCTTTCATTCCTAACTGTTTGCTTGCTTGGTATCTTGTATGACCCACAACTATAGTATTAGTTTTATCCACCACTATAGGTTGTTGAAACCCAAACTCCTTAATGCTATTAGCAACCATTTTAACAGCAGTATCAGATATTTTCCTTGGGTTTTTTTCGTATGGCAGTATTAGATTTATATCTACATTATTTATTTTCATGGTATTCCTCTTATAAATAGTTTTCGTCTATTTCAGTATAGACTTTAGTTGTGTTATCAAACTTAAAGAACTTTTGACCAATATGCCCATAGACACCTTGCTCTCTTATTTTTCTAGTTATGATTCTTGTCGTATCGTTTTCAAAATCCCTATGAACAACCAAGCCAACATCTGCCATGTTAGCCCAATGAGCAGAGCCACTAACTTGATAAAGGTCTGGAGGTGGAATCATACCACTATCATTTCTATGTAGCTTATGAGGGTGGGCTACCATCCATACAACTATCTCATGGTTTCTAGCAAACTGCTGACACTTAGCTATTATATCTCTAATGTGTTCATCTTCTCTTTTAGCATAATCTCTATCAGGGCTAATCTGATTAAATGGGTCTATAACTAACCCATTAATTCCAAACCTTCTTTTTGCTAGTTTAGCTTTTGAAAGTATAAATTCAATATTTGGTATTTCTTCTGTATTTTCAATGAACTTAAAATGCTCATCTAAAAATTCTATTCCACTATTTAACTCTGATTGAGATATTCTAGCATTAAAACCTAAATCAAATGGCTTTCTGCATCTTTTTTCTAACAATCTTCTTATATGATTAGGTGTAGAATGTTCAGGGCTAAATACTGCAAAGTTCCAATTTTCATTTTCAGCTAAATTTAAAAGTATCTGGTCTAAAAAATTACTTTTACCATGATTGGGAATGCCAGTTATTAAATTAAATGTACTTGGCATTATTTTATATATCTTATCTAATTCTTTAAACCCTGTACTAAATGCTCTTTGCTCATTGCCATCATATATATTTTGAACACTATCATGGTACTCTTTTACACCATGTAATCCCTCTACCGGAAATTCTTCTGCATATTGTATACATTCTTGTAAAACTGTAATACCATCGTGCATAAGGCATTCATTAGCATCTTTACATTGTAT